GTTGGTAGCAGAGTAGCCGCCCCTTTTGTCAGGTTAAGGGATCAAGCTACAAATAGACTGAACCAGATCAGGCAGAGGCTAAATAGTATCAGATCTCAAGTAGCGGCTCCGATTGTGAGGTTGAGAGATTCAGCCTCAGCCGCTCTGACAAGAGTGAGGAATACTTTGAGGACTGTAGGTAGGACTATTGCAAGTCCTGTAATCCGGGTGAGAGACACAGCCTCCCGGATAGTCTCCAGTGTAACAAGTAGAATCAGGGCAGTAGGACACATGGTAGCAAGTCCCTTTATCAGAATTAGAGATACAGCCTCAGGTATTATCAATAATGTAAGGAGCAGACTTTCAGCCTTAGGAAGTGCTGTAGCGGCTCCACTGGTAAAAGTAAGGGATATGGCAAGTGCTGTACTGGGTAAGATTGGAGGGATGCTCAAGACTTTAGCTAAAGGGGCTACTATAGCGGTATCCGCTGTTATGACTGGCTCCCTGTTAGAGGGTTCAAAACTTGAGCAGAGTATAGGCGGTGTTGAAACACTGTTTAAGGACAGTGCAGACATTGTAAAGAAAAATGCAGATGCCGCCTTTCAGACAGCCGGATTATCAGCAAATAACTACATGGAAACAGTAACAGCTTTCTCAGCCTCATTGTTGCAGAGTTTGGGTGGAGATACTCAAAAGGCGGCTCAGGTGGCTGACATGGCTGTAGTTGATATGTCAGATAATGCTAATAAGATGGGAACCAGTATGGAAGATATCCAGAACGCTTATCAGGGTTTTGCAAAACAGAATTATACCATGCTGGATAACTTAAAGTTAGGATATGGCGGTACTAAGACGGAAATGGAAAGGCTCCTTTCTGATGCTGAGAAGCTCACGGGGCAGAAGTACGATATTAGTAACCTGTCAGACGTTTATAATGCGGTTCATGCAATTCAGGAAAATCTTGATATTGCTGGTACAACAGCAAAAGAGGCGGCTACTACTTTCAGTGGATCATTTAATTCCATGAAAGCGGCGGCTCAAAATCTCTTAGGTAATTTAGCCGTTGGAGGAGATGTAAAAACCGCAATGTCTCAGTTAGTTGGAAGTGCTGTTACATTTGCGTTTGATAATGCTATTCCTATGATTGGTAACATTTTCTCAGCGTTACCTACAGCCATTGCTACAGCTATTGAGACAGGAGCTCCTAAGGTTAAGGCGGCTGGAGCCTCTATAGTAAAGAGCTTATCAAGTGGCTTAATGGATCTCTTACCGGATTCCATGAAAAAGGTAACTACATCTGTGAGTAATGTAGCCTCATCAGTCAAACAGGCTGGCTCAGGGGTAGGAGAGGTAGCCTCACAGGTATCTAAGTATGTAGGTTATACGGTGCAGAGTGGAGACACCCTCTCAGCCATTGCTAAGCAGTATAAAACCACATATCAAGATCTTGCGGCATACAATAACATCCCGGATCCTAACAAGATCTTTACAGGTCAAAGTATACAGGTTCCAAACATGGAGGCAAGCCAACAGCCCTCACAAACTGAGGCGGCAAGCCCACAGCCTGAGACAACAACAACTACATCCCTAAACATGGATAACCCTATTATTAGCTCATTTGCTAATTTAGCGGCGGCAAGTTTGGGAATGGTTCAAACAGCTTTTAGCTCACTGAAAACGGCTGTATCAGCGGCGGCTGGTACTGTAGTGAGCGTTTTACCGGGAATTACCAATGCAGTAACAGCGGTAGTAACCGGGATCACTCCACTGATCCAGACAGCTACAGATATCTTTGTAGCGGCTCAGCCTATTGTGGTAAGTGTAATAAACAGTCTGAGTGGTGCTGTTCAGAGGTTAGCTCCTCCAGTATCCACAGCGGTTAATAAGGTCGGTAAGGCTATTGAAAAATTAGTGCAGACTGTATCTAATCACATGGGAGTTTTTGAAACGGCGGTGAGTGCGATAGTTCCGGTGATCTCTACATCAATCTCAGTTTTGGGGACGGTGTTTGAGGCGGCTGGAAATGTGATCTCTCCGGCTCTGGATGCTATTCTGAGTGTAGTGGAGAGTGTAATGGGAGCTATTGCTCCTGTAGTATCAGATGCTTGGAGTATGATCTCCTCAGCGTTTGAGAGTGCTGGATCTTTCCTGTTATCAGCCTCAGAAGCTATAGGCTCAGCTATTGGATGGTTAAAGGATTACTTTGTTCAGATTTTCGATCAGATGGCTCCTTACATTCAATCAGCATGGGAGGGAATAAAACCAGCGTTTGAGAGTGCCGGAAATTTGATTAGTCAGGTAGTCGGTATAATCGTACCAGTTCTACAGGTATTGTGGAGTGGGGTACAGTCGGTATTTAGTTTCTTGGCTCCATACTTACCTACAGTGTGGAGTATTATCAGTACAGCCTTTAGCGTGGCTGGTACAGTGATCTCAACAGTAATTGATTTTATCAGTGGTGTGCTGTCAGTGTTACAGAGTGTTTTCTCCTCTGTATTCAGTTTTATAGCACCTATTGTATCAACAGTCTGGAATGTGATCCAAACAGCTTTTAGCGTGGCTGGTAGCATTATTGGCGGCGTGGTAGGTGTGATATCTGGAGTGATTTCTACACTGTCAGGAATATTTTCTGGTAGCTTCTCAGCAATAGCTCCGGTAGTGTCTACAGTATGGAGTGTGATCCAAACAGCTTTTAGCGTTGCAAGTGGAATCATTTCAGGAGTTGTATCTACGATCAGTGGAATTATCTCAGGCATTGCCGGAATCTTTTCCGGTGGGCTTGGTGGAGCACAAGGAATAGTTGAGGGTGCATGGAATGTAATAACAGCGGCATTTGATACGGCTGGAGGTTTAATCTCTGGTGCGGTAGGTGTTGTGAGTGGTGTTGTAAGTGGTATAGCTGGAATCTTCTCAGGCGGCTTAGACGGACTGGGAGGAATTGCAGAGGGAGCATGGACAGCAGTTACAAGTGCTTTTGAAACGGCTCAAACTTCCCTATCTGGTATAGTGGATGGTATTGGAGGGGTAGTTGAGGGAATCAGCGAAAAGGTATCAAGTGCTTTGTCCTCAGTTGGTGAGTTTGTAAGCGGTGCATGGGATTCGATTTGTAATTTCTTCTCTGGTGGATCAGAGGAGGTTGCAAGCTCAGCTCCTCAAGCTGAGGCAAGTGTACAGGAATATCAAACAGCATTTGACCAACTTAACCTCATAGCTCCAGAAGTACAGGCGGCATGGGAAAGCATTAACACAGCTTACTCAACAGGTGCGGCTAATGTATCAACCTCAAACACTACAGTAACAACAGGCTTAACTACTCTTAGTACAGCTTTCACAACAGCTTTTACAGCAATTCAGACAGCGGTAACAACAGGGTGGGAAAGTATCAATACAGCCTTTACCGGAATGACAACAGGGTTTACTACTTTACAGACCAGCTTAACAGTTGGATGGGTAGAAATCTCCAGAACCTTTACCACAGCTTTTACAGCTATGGGAATGGCGGTAACTTCCGGCTGGACGGGAATCTCAGCAACATTTAATCAGATGTCAGCCGGATTAACTTCCTTACAGGCTTCTATCTTAGTGAGCTGGACAGGAATAAGTGCAAGTTTTACAGCGGCTCAGGCGGCTTTGAGTTCTTCTATGAGTTCTATGCAGTCAGCCCTCACACAGCTTAACTCCTCATTCAGCTCCAATATGAGTAGTATTCTCTCAGTTACTATTTCCGGTTGGAGTTCAGTGTTGAGTGCTTTTGCAAGTGCTTACAGTGGTATCTCTTCCTACGGTGGTGCTATTAGAGGGGCGTTATCCTCACTGGCTGGCTCATTCTCCTCAGCAATGGGAAGTATAGCCGGATCAGCAAACTCAGCGGCGGCGGCTGTAAACAGTGCGGCGGCAAGTATAGCGGCGGCTGTAAGTCGTGCGGCAAGTGCGGCGGCAAGTATGCCTAAGGGTGTTGGTGGAGCAAGTAGAGCAATGGGTGTAGACCGTGTACCTTATGACAACTATCCTATCATGGCTCATGAGGGTGAGAAACTCCTGACTAAGAATGAAGCTAACCAGTATGAACGATCCACAAGGGGAGTGAGAATGGTTAGTAGAGCAATGGGTACAGGAGAGATCCGTGAGGACGGTACTCCTATCATGGCTCATGAGGGTGAGAAGCTCCTTACCAAACAGGAAACAAAGCAGACAAAAGAGAACAGACCTCTTGAGATCCGTTTTGAGAATGTTACATTCACAGAGACAGCGGATGTTGATGTGATTATGGAGGAAATGGTAAGAAAACTCCGCAAGGTTCAGGAAACAATGGTTTAAGTAAAGGAGGAGGATTATGGAGTTTTGGTTAAAAAAGTCAAACTCTGACAAAATTATGTTACCTGTAAATCCTGAGTCTTTCGCCTTTACAGAAAAGCATAATAATACCTCAGTAAATGTTAATAGCATTGGTGAGGTAAACCTTTTA